AACACGGGTTCAGAAGGCTTTGGGAAAAAAGGTGGTAACTTTAAATTTATCCCAGAAAAGAACCAACGCTTATCGAGAGAAGCGGAATCTCCCTCCGGTAAAATGGTCTTAGCAGGAGTTCGGTGTCGATGTGGCAGGACTTGTCCCATCTTCGCCTTTACCACAACGTCTTGACAAAGAGATTTGTACGGAGAATCGTCTGAAAATTCTATGCCCTTAAGTTTTAATTCACCACAGTTTTTTAACCTCGCTATATGCCAATTAAGTTGAGAATCTTGTAGTAATTGAGTAGTTATTGCTATCTGATTATCAGCAGCCCGTTTACATCTTCGTTGGAGCGAATTATCTAAGGGTATCGAAAAAGTCATAGAAAATCCAAGGTTCAATGCGATATTATCCTTCTGTCCAGTTCTATTTAATGTTGAATGAGTGACTTCTCCAGCATCGTTATATTGTGGCTGTTCATACCAATATTCCCTGGGAACGGAATAAGTGTGGCTGTCGGTTAGGAATGGAGAAAAGGTGAGCATAGGCCCCTGGCAGACTATGTTTCCGCCATATTGATTCTGTATTAAATTACCTTGTAATGATTGAATAGCCATGTTAGTTACACTGCCTGAACTATTAGCAACAGGTGCGGCGGTCTGTGAAGTTTGGGCTAATACTTTTACTGGACTAAGTAATAATAAAATTACTGCGAGAATACGCTGGTTGTTTCTGTAACACTTTCTATATTTGTGGTTCGAGTTATGTTCGTTATGTTGGACAGCCCTGGCCCTGTATAACTCTCTACGAACTGGAAGGGATTTCCGTTCGTGGTGAGAGTTACAGTCGGTTTGGTTGTAAGATCTGCTCCCGTCCATGTGTAATTAGTTCCATTGATTGCTTGGGTAGTAGTTGTTGGGCTAGGTGAAATATTCCCATTAATTGTTAGTCCTGTACCGTTTAATGTGTAAGTGTGACCTGTGTTGTAATCGTGGGACGATATAGTTTCAGTAACTATACTTGTTGTACGTGTGACAGCCGACATAGTTCCGCTAGAAAAATTGGGAACGACTGGCACAGCTAGGCTTTTAGCTGGTATTAGTAATATAAATAGTGGCCAATACTTCCACATTAACGATTTATATCCATAAAGTGTTTATACATTATAAATTGAATAATGATAAAGAAGATAACAGCGATAGAGCAGGCAATTATAGGAATGTGCATCAGTCAACCAACGTCTCGATGATGCTTGTTGCCGTGCAACTCGAACCAGCGCCCATAGTTCCACTGCAGGTATGCACGCCGCTAGTCAAACTCGTTATCGTTCCTCCCGAGACTCCACCACTTCCTGTAACAGTAGAACCAAGAGAAGGAAGCGAACCAACTACGCCAGAGCTAACTGTTGTAGCAGATTGGATCGCATCACCTTGAGTTAGCGATTCTGTGACGCTAAAGGCTGAACCTGCTGTTGTTACTGCAAAGTCAGTATCGACATAAGCAGGAACTCCCGCTGTGACTGAGTCGATATTTAAACCTCCAAGCGCTCCAGAGGTTGTTGTCCCTGAAATTGTTGTTGAAGGGGTGATATTAGATCCTGTTGCAGAATAAGTAGACCCTATTCTTGTCGCACTTGAATAAGCAGCGTCAAGCTGTATCGTTGCACTCGATTTTATGGAATGACGAATGTCCGCGTTAACGGGCATCGCCACCGCCAAGCCAAGCGGTAATAGGAACACTAATTTTTTCATACTTTGGGGTTTGTAGTAGGAGGTTTTGGAGGAGCTTGCACGACTTGTTGAATTTCCCCTCCATCTGGAGCCTGAATTTTAATAGGGGTTTGAATGCGAATAATTTGTTCACCAGCACCAGCCTGATTAGCAGCCATCATTTTTTCTATATCTGCTTTAGTTAACCCTCCGCCGTTTCCTTTGCTCTTGGCCGTGGTCAGGCCAAAACTGGAAAGTGCTCCCGTAAACACCGAAGCTATAAAGGTCGGATCGAAGGTTTGTTTAGGGAACCCAGGTAGATCTATGTAGGCCAAAGTTAGACAGAACCCGCTCCAAATAACAATCCCCAAACGCACTGCCACCCCTATGATTTGGATTTGTTCTTCTTTATCGGGGGTGATTTCTTGAAGCTTGTTTAATACGTTTTTCTTTTTAGGGGGTTTTGCTTCAGGTTTTGAAGGTTCAGGTTGTTTGTCGTCTGGCAAAATAACCTCCATTAGTAATACACAAGCAAGTTAAGACTAAATGGAATCTACTTGGGCCGCAATAATAGGCGCGGGCGCTTCTGCTTTTCTAATGCTGTTAGCAAACGTCTCTAATAGACGTGAGCGCGACATCCGAGAAATCTTCCACAGAATCAACGCTTTGGAAAAAGAAGTCGCAAAGTTACAACCTGCTCCTAGAAGGGACTGGAGGAAGTAAAAGACACAACAAAACCCCTAAGATCAATTGTCTCGTCCGATCAAAGGGGTTCTGTGTGCCGTTGGGGGAGCAGCACACGAAATGTAGCACTTGTACTATAAAAGGCAATATCCCGTGTATTGTCTGCTTATTTATCAGTGTTTATCATGGATGACTTGCTTGCGAGTCCCTTGTTCTGGGCAATCTTTGCCGTTGCAAGTGAACTAATTGGCAGAAGCTCTCTTAAACAAAATGGAGTAGTCGCTCTTATTTTCGATAGTATTAAGAAACTCAAGCCTAAATCCGATACCTAATGGAGTTTGTAATGGACAAAGCCTGGCGCGAAGAAAACGTCAGGCGTGTTAAGCAGATGTCCAAATGGTATTACGAGGACGGTCGAGACAATAAAGATCATCCTCAACATGGGTTATACACAGGGCTTGCAGCTAAATACTCCGAAGAGCCATGCAAAAACCCCCAACCCACCGCTACATAAGAGATTTTTTTGAGCACTTTGATCCAGGCGATCCACATCAACTAGGCAGTCTTAGCGAATTACAAGATGCTATCGATAAAGCAGATCGCTCAATATTGAGGTCTGATGCCGATTGGTACGTGACCTGGAAGTGGGGCGGCAAGAGAAGAGAACCGAGTCGTCTGATAAGCGAAAAATGAACTTCCAAGACTGGGAAAAAGTAAAGTTTACGGACAAAGAAACTTTAGATATAGAGGAGGAAGCCCATCGTCTCGAAAAGCATGAAGATCCAGAACATGTTGCTCGTGTATGCGTAGGGCTGCTTAAGCAAACCAGGTATCAATCCAAGCTTCTGGAAAACGCTATGAACCGAATTGGATTCCTAGAGATGGAACGGGAGTTGCTTTTGAGTAAACAGAAACCCTCCTACTAGGTTTTCTTCCTACTTTCCTGGGGTAGTTTTTTGTAGCTACTTCTGGGTACTGCATTGTGTACCATCTATGATCACATTCATTACAGTGCCTTCGCCTAATAATTACACCTGTGTCTTCTCTGCGAGTGGACACAACATGATTAGAAAAGAAGGTGCATTCAGGGCATGGGACACTCGGATTCGTTGTTCGGGTCATCAGTATCGGGATTGGTAGCTCGGCCTTCGACTCTTCGCCGTACTGACTCGCGCCATACAGCTTCGTCTTTCGCTTCGGCCTCTTTATATGTTGAAGCAGGTAATTCGCGTTCCAGCTCCTTGTAGACAGCATTCCTGATCCAGGCAGTTGCTCGGATCTGTTGGGCCTTTGCTCTCTCTTGAACTAACTTAGCTCGATGAGGGTCTAAGAGAATTTGGAGGTAAGTTTTATTTCCGTGCTTAAGGGCCATCCATACAAATGTAGTTGTACTACTTTACCACGTACAAGGCTTATCGACTTTTCTTTCCCAGGCTGTTGCCTGTCTTTGTCTTGATATACGTCTTTGCTTTTTACTTCCTGCTCTTACTTCTCTAGCTCCTTCTAAGAATCTTACGGCTCTACTTAAGTCAGCAGTCATCGCTAACCTTATCTCTTTATTCAGTTCTTCCATTATTAATTGCCTTCCTGTTTTTGGTGAACTTGACATTCGCTTTCATAAGGGGACTGTTGTACTAATTTAGCCCTAGTTATGTCTACCCATCTATCCCCTGTGTAGTAAAACGTTTTATCGATAGAAGGATCAATATACATATCTCCTTCCATTGGATTAACAGGATTCAATGGACTTCCCTCCAGGTTTTACCAATAGAAGTTTCTGCTAATGCTGGGATGTCTCCCAACCATTTAGCCTCCGCATCCTCCATTTTCTCTCGTAAAACAGAAGCCCAGTGTTCTGCCTCGTTTTCTTTAACAAGTAAAAGTATTTCGTCGTGAATTGCAGCAGCAATTCTTACTTTGTTTTCTCCTGCTTCTTTAATCTCAGGCCATAAATTACCAAGCGCACATTTAAGAATCGCTGCTCCTGCCCCTTGTATGGGGGTGTTACATCTAACAGTAACTCTGTTTAAGTCTCCCCTTACGAACCTTCTCATCCCTGTTTTCGGTATACGAATTTCGGGCCATTCATGGTTCTCTGTTTCAACTACCTTTTCTTGGTTCTTAATTTGCCAAGTTTTAATACCGCTGAACGTAGTGAGCCAATTGGTACGAATCTCTTCCGCCTCTTCCTTAGTCATCTTGATCCCATTAGCTCCTGCATAAT